TGTTTACAGAAGAGCCACTCTTTTATGGGTGGGTTGCTGCGTCTAGTAAGATATCTGTCCCGAACTTGGATTACGTAAAGTATCACCTTGAATATAATGACAAAATACAATATTTTTTTGGAAGCTTAAAGGGAAGGAAATGGACAGAAGATGATATCGAACTTACAAACGGATGTAAACTTATATCGAAAAGTAACCTATCGGGGATTAGAGGAGGAGCTAAACTACATAAGAGATACGATCTTATCGTTCTCGACGATTTTGAAGATGAAAATAACACCATTACGCCAGAGTCTCGCGCTAAAATCAGCAATCTTATTACGGCGGTTGTGTTCCCTGCTTTGGAGCCTCATACAGGTAGGCTTAGGCTCAATGGCACTCCTGTGCATTACGATAGTTTTCTTAATAATCTCCTTGAGGGATATGGTAAAGCAGAAGCTAAGGGGAATAAGTTCACTTGGAAAGTAATAACATACAAAGCATTACAAAAAGATGGAACTCCAATATGGCCCGATTGGTTTGGCATGAAGGAGATGGAGCGAAAGAAAAAGTTTTATACAGACTCAGGTCAACCCCAGAAGTTTTATCAGGAATACATGATGGAGGTACAATCAGCGGAGGATGCAATTTTTACAAGGAATCATGTAAGATACTGGGATGGGGAGTTTGTTAGGGATAATGAAACTGGTATCAACTATATCGCAGTACAAGGAGAGGATGTTAAACCAGTTAATATATTTGTGGGGGTTGATCCTGCGACCGATTCTACTCGTAGGGATAGCGATTTTAGTGTGCTCCTTGTGGTGGCTGTTGATCCCAATAATAATGTTTACGTTATCGATTATTTGCGTAGGCGCTCTTTACCTGTATTGGGTATTCCTGGAGACGCCAAAAAAGGCATTGTCGATCATGTGTTCGACTATAATAGGATTTACGGCCCTAACTTATTTACGATTGAGGACACAACTATGTCGCGTCCCGTTTTTCAAGCGATTATTGCGGAGATGAAAAGACGTAATGATTTTTCAGTTAAATTCAGAGAGGAAAAACCAGGTACAAGAATGAGTAAAAGAGATAGAATACAAGAGATACTAGCCCAAAGATTTGCTGTTGGGCAGATACATATTAAAAAGGATCACTATGAACTACAACATGAGATCTTTACTTTCGGACCACGTATGGGTCATGATGATGCTATTGATGCTTTGGCCTACGCCTGTAAATATGCACATCCCCCAACACACATTGGTGAGAATAAAGAAGGACATTACAAGAAGCGTCCACAAGCAAAAAGTTGGGTGGTTGCATAATATGGGATATCCAGATGCAGTAACAGCGGAGGCCGTATCAAGGCAAAAGCAAAAGGATTCATACATAGAATGGTTGAAAAAAGAGGAGAACGAGGGAAAAGCAGGGTATGATACTAATACAAAATTATGGAAACCTCATTCATCTCCAGAAGGCGGGGAAGATACAATAGGGTATGGGTATAAGCTAACGGCGGCTGAACAAAAATCACAAACTGTGACAATAAATGGAAAGTCTGTGAGCTATAAAAATGGTCTAAACAATTCACAGATTAATGATATGATAGAACAGGAGGTAGATACGGCCTTTAAGAGTGCTAAGAGTGTATTTGTTAAAAAATATAGTGATGCTGACTGGAACAGTTTAAGTGAGGATTCAAAATACCTATTAACGGATTATGCTTATAATGTTATCGGAGGTGTGGGAAAATACCCTAGTATGATGGAAGGGGTGAAGGAAGGCGACTGGAAAAAGGTTGAGAAAGAGTACAAGAGAGGATTTTGGAAACCTAGCGATAGTGGTACACATAAAAAGGACGACAAAGGAGAGTATACTAGAGTAAAAAGTGGTGGAACACATACCTTTTTGGGATTGGCGCGTAATAAAAAAACCTATGAGAAATTTATAAAGCCAAACCTATCAGTTAAAGACGTTGGGTCACTGGAAGATATGATACTTAATAATATGTTAGAACAAGATAGAGGATATTTTGCATAATGGCACATAAAATAGATAAAACAGCAGATAAGATAAGAAATCTGTATAATAATGCAAATAGTGTAACGCGTACACAGTGGGAGTATATAAACCAAAAGGGTTTTGATTTCTCTAATGATAATCAATTAACTGAAACTGAGAAGCAATCTCTATCAGATCAGGGTATGCCTACATTTACAATTAACAGGATTACTCCTATAGTTGAAATGCTTAATTTTTATGCTACTGCTAATGATCCTAGATGGCAAGCTGTGGGAGCAGATGGATCAGACTCAGATATAGCAGCTGTATTTTCGGATATGGCAGATTATATATGGTATACATCTGATGGTAATTCTTTATATGCTAATGCTATCAATGATTCAATAACTAAGTCAATGGGATATCTAATGGTTACTGTAGATCCAGATAGTGATAATGGTATGGGTGATGTAATGTTACAACAACCAGAACCTTTTGATGTTTATCCAGATCCTAAATCAAGAGATATGTTATTTAGAGATGCTGCATATATATTAATACGCAAGGTATTACCTAAAGGACATTTAATGAAACTATTTCCTGAATATAAGGGAAAGATAAAGAATGCTGGATCTAATGTATCGGTAGACTTTGGCTACACAGAAAAAGCTACATCATCTTATAGAAAAGATTTTGGAGTAAAAGATATATGGCAGGGTGAGTCAGTAAAATCAGATGGTGAGTTAGATGAGTTGATTGAGTTCTTTGAAATGTATGAGAAGATTAAGATATCATATATGAATGTATTCTATCAAATACCACCATCAGAAGAAGAGTTAGCTCAAATTAAGAAACAAGTTCAAGTACAACTTCAAGAGATGCAAGCAGAAATGGAAGTTGAATTACTAGAACAACAAACTAAAATGGAACAAGCTGTTCAATCTGGAGAGATGTTACCTGAAAGATATGAACTTGAAATGCAGAAAGCACAGAAAATGATGCAAGATCAATTAGCATCTGCTGAGCAACAGTTAATGAGTGATGCTCAATCTTCAGTTACTAAAATTGAGAATATTGTTATGTCTGAGAAGGAGTTCAAGGTAAATATGGAAAATCCTGAATTTTCTGAGGCAGTAATCGATGCTATACAATTCTATGGAACACGGATGCAATTAACTTGTGTTGCGGGTGACAAGACATTATATACAAAAGTTTTACCTGAAAATATTACGGAATATCCAATTGTACCAATACCATTCAAATGGACTGGTACACCATTCCCAATATCAGCTGTATCTCCTCTTATAGGAAAACAAAGAGAATTAAATAAAGCACATCAATTATTAGTTCACAATGCATCATTAGGTTCTAGTTTAAGATGGATGCATGAAGAAGGTAGTATTGATACAGATTTATGGGAGAAGTATGCTTCTAGTCCTGGTGCATTATTACCAGTAAGACCTGGTTCTACTCCTCCAACTCCAGTGCAACCAGCACCATTATCTAATGCTTTCTTTGGTATAGTTCAAGAAGGTAAACAGGATATGGAATATCTTGCAGGTATATATGCGGCTGCTCAAGGTGATACTGGAGCACAACATGAAACATATAGGGGGTTATTAGCTCAGGATGAATATGGAACGAGAAGAGTTAAGCAATGGTTAAAGTCTTCTATAGAACCATCTTTAAGACAATTAGGAAAAGTAGTAATGCAGTTTTCACAAGCTGTTTATACTGCACATAAGGTATTTAGAATAGTACAACCTAGTGCATTGCAAGAAGATAGAGAAGTGGAAATAAATATACCAATGTATAATGATTTAGGTGAAGCTATAGGAAAGTATAAAGATTACGCAGCAGCTAAGTTCGATGTAAGGATAGTGTCTGGTTCTACTCTGCCAGTTAACCGATGGGCCTATCTTGCTGAACTTAAGGATCTAATGCAAATGGGAGTTGTCGATGATATCGCAGTCCTGGCTGAAACTGATATACGTAATAAGGGACAAATAGCTAAGAGAAAAAGCTTATATGCCCAACTACAAGGTCAGATCAGTCAACAGGAAGAGGCTTTAAAGGACAGTGAAGGTACAATAGAGACTCTCGAACGTCAGTTAGTCCAAGCAGGCATTAAGAATAAAGTCATGCAAGCTGCTGTGGAGATTAATAAAGAGAAGGAAGAAGTTAAATCTGGGATTCAAAATGAGTTCAGAGATACAAGTGCTAAGCAGAAGGTATTACGTAATGTGATGGAATCTGAGGTTGCCAAAGCAACTAAGGAAGTTGGCTTATCTGTAAAGGAGGCTGATATGATTCTTAAAAATAATTTGCAAAGTAATACTGAGGCTTAGTATATTAGGTGCTAAGTTTTATAGATAAAAACAGGAGATATAACAAATGACAGAAAATACACAAGGTAACCCTGATACAGCCACATTAGATGTTGACGAAAAGTCAGCTGAAGATGCTGTATTCGGCTCCTCGGATGATTTCTTTGGGGAATTAGAAGCCCAGGTTAATTCTGGGATTACAGATAAAGATTTTAAACCCACACAGGTAACCCCTGAGACTATAGCTGACACCGAAACGGTAACTCAGCCAACTGAACCTCAAGGCACCAATAGAGTGGACTGGGAAAGAGAGGACAACCCTTATAAGAAACGGTATAGCGATTCTAGTCGCGAAGCTGTACGCTTAAATAATGACATAAAAGACTTGAAACCTTTTGTGCCGGTCCTCGAGGCGATGAAAAACGATAGTGGTCTTGTTGATCACGTTCGTGATTATTTGGTAAATGGTGGTAACCCCACCAAGACTGTGAAGGAACAACTTAACTTAGATGAAGATTTTGTATTTGACGGTAATGATGCTGTATCAAATCCAGATTCAGATTCTGCTAAAGTGTTCAATGCACAGGTTGATCAGATTGTCCAGACTAGAGTTGGTCAAGTACTGCAAAGAGAAAAGGCCCAAGCTGCAAAAATACAGCAACAGGCAACTCTTAAGCAGCAGGAAGCTAACTTTAAGAAGGAAAATAAAATGTCTGACGAGCAATATGCTGAAATGGTAGAAGCGGCTAAGAGCCATGTTTTAACCCTTGAGGATATTCATTATCTATTAAACAAGGATAAAGTTAATGGTAACGTAGCAAAGTCTACTAAAGCAGATATGGCTAACCAAATGAAAAACGTGCGTAATATCCCAACAAGTGCCAGTGGAGCCAATAGCCAGCAAACAGAGAAGAGTCCTGATGGACAATTATTCGATGCATTGCTTGGTATGGACTCCGATTTAGATAATTTGTTTGGATAAAATCCTCGTGAAGGGTTTGTCCAGACTTTAAATAATAAAGTAAGGAGGACAATCCTATGTCTGATTTATTTGGTGTAGGC